GGCATCGAACTGATCACTGACCGGATCCCTGATGAGACCACGATCCTGGCGTTCCGGCACCTGTTGGAGAAGCACGATCTGGGCGATCAGATCTTTGAGGTAGTAAAAGCGCACCTCAAGGCGAACGGCATGGCCATGAAGCAGGGCACCATCATCGATGCAACCTTGATCGCGGCTCCTAGCTCGACCAAGAACGAGAAGAAGGAGAGGGATCCCGAGATGCATCAGACCAAGAAGGGAAACCAGTGGTATTTCGGCATGAAAGTCCACATCGGCGTGGACAAGGACACCGGGCTGATCCACTCGGTGGAAACCACTGCCGCCAATGTGCACGACCTAACGCCAGCGGCTGATCTGCTTCACGGCGAGGAGACGGTGGTCTATGCCGACGCCGGCTACCAAGGGATTGAGAAGCGCGACGAGATGGAAGGCAAGGGCATCGGCTTTCGGGTTGCCATGCGACCCGGGAAGCGGCGAGTGCTGCCAGACACGCCCGAGGGGAGGGTGGATGAGCTGATCGAGACAGCCAAGGCTCACATCCGCGCCAAAGTTGAACACCCGTTTCGCGTGATCAAGCGTCAATTCGGCTTCCAGAAGACCCGGTTACGCGGCATGTTGAAGAATCGCTGCAAGGTGAATGTGTTGTCTGCCCTTACGAACCTATTCATGGCCAGGCATCAGCTGCTATGCAGGACATGAAAAAGGGATTGGTGTGCCCATTGGGAGCCAGATAGGCCTAAATAGGAGGGTAAATTCGCCAAAAATCAGTAGAATCAGGCCAACTCTTCCTCAATCTGCACCAAGAACGTTCATTAGGAACAAATCGGAGCGCAAACTGCGTTTCACGACCTTGTTGCCCAGAGCTTCCCTAACGCACGCTCCCCATGGACGAATCAGCCACTGCCCGGTTCAGGGGCTACAGCCACCTGAGGAAAGAGTTCGCCGAGTTGAACATGCCTGGGCATAACTTTGTGCAGCTTGCTGAAACGAGCCGCTGCCTGCACATTCACCTGCGATCTGACGGCTCAGTGCCTGATGCAATTCAGGAGCTGTTCGACCGGCTGAACCAAGAAGCCGCCTGGCTGGAGATCACGCAGCAGGAAGACGATTCCTTCACTTTTAGTGTTATCACTCCCATGCAAGCGCAAGGCGGCTGAGACATGACGGATTTCAGCAAGATCACTGCGATCACAGAAGGCTTCGCGTCTAGCTCCCCATTGATCGATGGTTGGACCTGGAGCACAGATCCGCCAGCAGGCGCCGGCTGGTTCGCCGTCTTGTTGAGCTACGAAGAAGACGGCACCAGTACCCATGCCATGGTTTTCGCCGGAGGCCGTGCACGTACGTTCACTGCTGGGACTCTTCTCGCCCATGCCGGCCCGTTCTCCGATCAAGCTACTGCCGAGGCATGGGGCTACGACCACGATCCAGACGATCAGGACTGATCACACCTCCAGCTCCGCCACCTCAATGACCATGGCCTCGTAGGCCTCGCGAGCGGCTGCATTGATCCAGCCCCGGGAGGGTGTCCAGACCGGATCCCCTGATGGCCAAGGCCTGGCGCCACCGTTGGCTGGGTTGTTCTCAGTTTTGGGCCGGGGGGTGGTGGCCGGCAGGGCGGTGCGTTCCATCAGGGGGTAGTCCCGCGGGCCCCGGGGCTCACCGGTGCCGCCGATCGGCCGCCAGGGCCTGCTGCTGGCCTCGTCGTACTTCTTGCGGGTCGCCGCGGCCAGGGCCTGCTGCTGATCCTCCCAGCGCTCGCGGCGGTTGGCCGCCAGCTGGTTCTGGATCACCAGCGCCTCCAGGGTGATCGGGGAGAGACTGCACCGGCATCGGGGATGGATGGGGGTCTTCACGCTGCCGGCGTAATAGAGGCAGCCCATCCGGGGCGCGCAGAACTCGCAGACCCGATCGTCGGCGGTGGCCACGTACCGCACAAAGCCGACCCCGATCCGGCGGAAGGTGCGCTCCCTGGCCTCGCCGGCGGCGATGTGGGTTTCGGTGCGGGCCACGGTCTCGGCCCGGTTCCTGAAGGCGTCGTTGATGTGGGGCAGTCGGGCCTTGAGGGTGCGGGCCAGGGCGCGGCTGTCGACGCCGGTGGCCATCTGAGTGGCGGTCTCGAACTGCACGGCATCGCCCCAGTCGCGCCACCAGCGGAAGAAATAGTCCTTCGATGCCCAGACCCGATCGGAGGTGGCGGCGTTGCGCTGGCGGCGGTAGTTGGCGCTGAGGGTCTTGAAGTCCCGCTCCGAGGCTGCGATGACGGCCCCCAGGTTCAGGAGCCTGGTGAAGGACTGCCCCTCCTGGTAGGGGCTGCCCGGGGCCGGCGCATCGGTGGGGGCCGGTGGTGCCGCCGGTGGCAGCTGGGGATCCTGCAGCGACGGGTGGCGGCTGCTGAGCACGGCGGCCGGTGGGAGCATGTCCCGCGACAGCTCAAGGGCGTACTCAGTCCCCAGATCTTGGGCCCGGTTGTAGAGCTCCGTGAGCTCACGGTTCAGGGCTGCATTGGCTGCCCGATCGGCCGGGAAGCGGTTGATGATCGCCTGCAAGTCCTGGGCCAGCTGGCCCTGCAGGTAGAGGCTGGCCTGGTCTTTCTGCAGCGGGGTGATCGGCACCGGGCCATCCGGGGTGGAGCCCAGGAATGCGCCGGGGGTGGTGGCCGGGTCGTAGTCGGGCTGGGCCTCGATCCGCTCCAGGCGATCCATCAGGCTGCGGATGGTGCGGCGCAGCGCCTCATCGAAGATCCTCCGGAGCTTGCGCAGCTGCTGGTCCTCCAGGCCCCGCAGCTCCTGGTCGAGCTGCTCGATCAGCTCGATCGAGCGGTCAGCCATTCAGGGAGCCACAGAGCGCCCGCAGGCCATCGATCCGTTGCTGGAGCTTCCTCGGATGAGCTCGGCGATCGGCGGCCGCGGCCTGGTAGGCCTCCTGGAGCAGCCGCTGGATTCGCTCATCGCGGCTGTCGGTGCGGTTGTTGGGACCTGGGAACTTCTCCGCTTTGACCCGCGCAAGCAAAGCATCGAACATCGGCTCCATCTCTTCCGCCTGCTTGCGGGTGGGCCACAGCTCATGTCCAGTAGGTTGGGTCAGGTAGGTGTTAACCCGTTTGGCCTTATCCAGCTTCAGCTGGACGTGGGCCTCGAATGCCCTGGCAAACATCTCCTCGCGGCTCGTCCAGTAGTCAGCGCTGATGCCTAAGCCGCCCTTCTTCATGCTCCGCACTGCCACCTGGACCTGATCTGCAAAGCCTGACTTGATCATCGACCACTGCACCTGGTTCATGGACTCGATCAGCTCGGGGGTGCCTCTGTTCTGCGAAACGAAACCAGTGCCGCCTGCTGCGTAGTTGTCCAGCGCGTGCGCCCATTCGTGGGCAAAGGTGCCGACGCCGTTCTTGCGGGTGAGGTTGATCACCTTCAGGTCAGGCTCGAAGTGCGCCATGGCACCGCCTCGACCACGTGCACCAATAGCCAATCCCAAGGTGCCGTTTAGGCCAACTGCTCGGTCAGGCAGACCGGTCATGTCTGCCAGATCAACCATGGCTTCAGCGGCTTTCTGGACGTGGTGGCGGCGCTCATCGTCGGTGACCGAGTTGCCGTACTGCAGGCCGCGGAAGCCGAGCTTGTTGACGATGGTGTCGGTGGCGGCCTGGGCGGTGCTTCCAACCGAGCGGCCACCGACGCGGCGCTCTCCGGCCACGTAGAGGTCGGCGGCGCTGAATCGCTTCTTGCCACCCCCCTCCTTCCCGAAGGCGCTGCCGACAGTGGCGCCTTCCAGAATTTTCGTGCCGGTTTCCACGGCACGGGCCATAGATTTGCCTGCGTCAGATAAACCGGTTTCCGTTTTTAAGAACTTGGCGAACTCATTCATCTGCCCGTAGACAGTTGACGTCGAGCGCCCCGACATCATCAGTCGTTTCTGCATAGGCACCAGGGCTTTAGCGGCTGGATTGAATGGATCTCTATAGGTCCTTGTATAGCCAGAACCCTCCAGGCCGCGGATGCGGTCGATGATGCCCCCAACTCTTTGCCCCAATGCCATGCGGAGCTTCCCGGGTGGCATGTCTTTGTTTTCTTCTACAAATGTACGAACTTCCTGAAAGGCGTCAAAGTATTGCTTGCGCACTGTTTTGGCGTCGACAGCTTGCTCGTCAGAAGTTGGTTTGCGGCCCGTGGCGCGGTCATACTCTGCGCTGTTCCGCTTACGCCGAGCGACGCCTTCGGTGTAGCTCTCAACGTCTTTTGCCGCAAGGTTTGGGAATGTCTTGAGGCTGTAGTGGGCCTCGAGGCGCGCAAGCACGTTCCCCTCATTGACACCACTGATCAGGTCCGTCGGGAAGTTCTTCATCAGGATGTCCCTGGTGAGGATCTTCTCCACTTGGCCACTGGCTTCGGCCTCCTCGATCGTTCTGAAAGCGTTGCGCCTGTGGCGGGCGGAGTCGACGATGTCCTCTCCTGCGTTGCCCACGGCCGAGGCCCGGGCGAACTCGTAATCCGGATCGCCTTCCTTGGCTGCCCGATCGGCCTCTCCCCTTGGCGTGCCGGCCGGGGCCTTGCCAGTGCTGGAGGGGGGCGTGGCCGCCTTGGCTGCTGCGGCCTCAGCCGCTTGCTTCTCTGCTGCTGCCTTGGCCTTCTCAGCGGCCACCTGCTGGCGCCCGCTGCGGAGCTGGCCCGCCTTCTC